GCCCGTGCGACATTTGATTTTTTTAGACTATCGACAATGAGAGCTAATGCCGCCTTAGTCGCTAATAGAGCGGTGGTGATAGGGCTGGCAATACAACAAAAAACAATGGCAGTCTGGACGGGAGTCGTGACAGCTGCACAATGGGCGTGGAATGCTGCATTAACTGCCAATCCCATTGGATTAGTAATCACAGGTATCACGGCATTTGGTGCAATAGCCTATACCGTGTATAAAAAATGGGAGCCAATTAAATTGTTTTTCAAAGAATTATGGGGAACCATAAAAAGCGGCTTAGGGTCAATAAATGAGGTGGGTTCTGCTATCAGTGGATTTTTTGGCTTTGGTGATAACACAAAACAAGCCCCGACATCATCAGAAAGCAGTCATGGCGGCAATAAAAAAGCGGCGGCAGTTTTAGGGGTTGCACTCGCCGCGCCAGCGACTGCCTCCCTCCCTGCCAACGTAACGACAGAGACAAAAACCACAGCGCCCATTGTTAATAACCAGCAATATCATATCAATGTCACCCAACTACCGGGTGAAGATGCAGAACAACTCGCGCGCAGAATAACCGAAATACAGCAAGAAAACGCCATGCGAGGAGAAACTGATGTCCGATAAACAACACCTTGTTGCCCTTGGTGCCTATCGTTTTGTTCTCGATAAAAATGAATACGACAACCTACAGCGGTCTATAAACTTTCGTTGGCAAAAACTAGATATAATCAACAACCGACCCACATACCAGTATTCAGGGACAGGGGAAGAAACCATCACACTCAATGGAAGCGTCTTTAACTTTCAATCCAACCAAGACAATACCGACTCCCCAATCAGCGCAACAGGCACCGACCAAATAACACAAATGCGCGAACAGGCAAACCAAGGAGTTCCCTTACGTCTTGCCTTACAAAATGGCAGTCACTTTGGCTATTGGGTGATTAAATCAATCAACGAACAGCAAAGCAAATTTATAGGGGCTACTCCCATGAAACAAGCCTATAGCATTAACATGTCGTATTTTGGAGAACGGGTGTGAGCGTACTATACACCACACAACAAGGCGACATGCTCGATGATATTGCCTACAAAACCTATGGCGATAGCGCAATGATTGAATTTATTCTGATGGCAAACCCCGGCTTAGTTAATGCCCCATTGATATTAGATTATGGCACGCAAATAACCTTGCCCATCGCTCCCGTCAAACCCGTAAAAAACACACTACAGGACGTTTGGGGATGAAAGGCATAACCCCCGCCTATAAAATCATCAATAAAACATCAGGCAAAGACCTAACCGCAACACTACAGCCGTTTATTATTTCGCTATCGCTCACAGAAAGCGCGGATAATCAAAACGACACCTTAAGTATCAGCATGAACGGTGAAGGGATTAACCAATTCCCAGCATCAGGCGTGCATTTAGAAATATTATTAGGTTATGCAGAGACCGAATTAGTGAGCTTTGGCACTTACAAAGTGGACACGAAAACATTATCAGGGATGCCCTTAGTACTGGCAATAAAAGCAGGCGCAAGCGACTTTACCGCACCCATTAAAAGCCAGAAAACACGCGTATTTGATAAAAAACCAATTGAAGACATTCTAAAAACGATTGCCGAAGAAAACCAACTAAAACTAAGCGTAGCATCCAGCTATCAAGGACTAGCGATTAATTACCTCAAGCAAGAACAAGAGTCCGATATGAACTTACTCACCCGATTAGCCAAAGAACACGGAGCGCACGGGACAGTAAAAAACGGCAAACTGGTATTTGCACCCAAAATACAGCCAGCAAAAGTTCAAAGCCTAACCCCTGCTGATTTAACAAACTTTAGACTATCGTGGACAGATAAATTCAAATACGACCGAGTAGTGGCAACATGGCATGACCGCGCGGCAAATATAGCACATGAAGAAATATGGGACGGCAAACAATTTGTAAGCGATAAAACAGGCAACCTAGCGCAAGTAACAGGACAGAGTAATAGCCAAGTCGAAGCAAGAAAAAAGGCAAAAGCGCATTGGTATAAACTGAGTGAAATGCAATTAAAAGCGAGTATAAGCATGGCAGGCAATCCGCACATGGTAAGCAAATTGGGTCTTAACTTACAAGGTTTTATCCCTGAAACGCAAGGCACGATTTTATTTATATCAAGCACCCGCCATGAGATAAAAAACGGTTACACCACACATATAGAAGCAACCAATCACTCTACCAATGCAACAACAGGCTGACCAGAAAAACCAACGCAAGTCGTATGCCCAAATTGATCCCAAGAGGCAGTTAAATTTTTAGGGCAACCGTTGGATAAGTCATAAGCGGTAATGTGATTGTCTGAACATACAAGATTATTCCATTGGTCATAGTCTTTAGTAAAACCTTGCGGACAATTGGATAAGCGACCTTGTATTGTTTTTATACGACCCTTAATCGTACAAACAATATTACCATAGCCATAACTCTCTTTCTGCATACCAAAAGGGCAAGCATTAAGCGTGTTGTTAGTGAATAATAGTATAAATATAAAGAGGCGCATAAAATGATTATAGTCGGTTTAAAAAGTATTTAAATAATACTTAAACGATAATATAACCAGATTTAAAAAGAATTTTATGCCTTATTGATTTCGTAAACCATGTGGGTTGGTTTCGTTCTAGTGTAGTAGAAATGTAACACAGCTAAAACAATACCAACGCTGTGTATAGTAGTAGTGTAGCAGGGTTTGAGTGGGCAATACCTGTAAGTAATTGATTTAATTGTATTTATATTATTAGCAGGTTACTGAAAATCCTCGTGTCGACGGTTCGATTCCGCCCCTGGGCACCATGCTAAAGCCAAATAAATAAAGGGTTGTAGAAGTTTTCTTCTACGACCTTTTTCTACGACCTTTTTTTTTGCTCAAAATCTTGGTGTAGTAAATTTGTCTCAGAATTTGAGTTGTTCACGTACTCCCTTAGATGTTCGCCTGATAAATGAGCATAGCGTAATACCATTGACAAATCAGCCCAGCCGCCTAATTCTTGTAATACATGAATAGGTGTACCATTCTGAACGTGCCAACTCGCCCAAGTATGGCGTAAATCATGCCAGCGAAAATCTTTAATGCCAGCTCTCACAAGTGCCTTTTGCCATGCGTGATTATTTGCCCTTGATACTGACTTGCCCTTGTACGTGAATACATGGGTTTTATTGTTGCCTATTTCTTTTCGTATCACATTAATAGCATCGTCATTAAGAGGAACTGCAATAGCCTTTTTTGCTTTAGCCTGGTCTGCATAAATCCAAGCGCAATGGCGTTGCATATCTACCTGATCCCACAATAAACCTGTAATATTTGATTCACGTAATCCTGTAGATAATGCAAACCTTGCCATTGCTTCTAAATGGTTCGGTAACTCTTTTAATAATCTATCTGCCTCAATCTTAGTTAGCCACCTTACGCGCCTTTCTGCTTCTGGTAGCAATCTAATTGTTGGTGAATTATCAATCCACTCCCATTCATCCTTAGCACGATTTAATATCGACCTAACCAAGGCAAGCATTCTATTAACTGTTGCATTTTTAACGCCTGTTTCAAGCTTTTCCTGTTTTAGCTCATCAATAATATTTTTGTTTATTTCAATAAGTGCTTTATCATGCAAATAAGTGTTAAGCCACCTAAGATGTTTTTTATCATCCCTGATACTTTTCTTATGTGACTGCTCACTTAACCATCTTATTACTGCCTCTTGCCAAGTGTGGCGCGGTTTACTTCCCAAGTTTTTAACGCGCCATGCTTCGGCTTTCAGTTTATCGTGTAACTCTTGTGCCTCCCGTTTTATTTTAGTCCCAGCAGTTTGTTGTATTCGCTTTCCGTCTGGTGTGGTGAATTGAACCCACCACGTTTTACCGCGTTTGTAGATTGACATAGTTTTATATCCTCCGTTTGTTTACTACCGTCAATTAATCGCAGTGATTGCCCCTGCTCAGGATAGCGACCGCTTACCCAATCCGCAAGATGTTCTTTTATAAATATCCAGCGTTTTCCTGCTTTTTTGCCTGGAACTACTTTGGCTCTTGCCCTGCTCCTTAACGTTTCAGGGTGCATTTTTAGAAATTTGGCAGCTTCGTTTATGTCAAGTGTTTGCATTGCTTAACTTCTATTTATAAAAAAACTATTAATTTCAGTGTTCAGCTTTATTGCTTCTTCTTCTGTCACTATGCATTTGCATAATCGCGGCACATAATTACACTGATGGCAGAATAAAACAGTGTTCGACGGTATGTTTAAGTCACTAAAGAATCGCTTAACTTTTTTTTCAATTTTTCTTGGTTCGATAGTGGATTCAAAAATGTCTACTTGTTTTTGTTTAGTCATTGTTGCCCCACCGCTTTTTTAATAGCCGCACTGCATTTATCCCTAAGCTCCACTGCCTCACCGCCTTTTAAAACTGCTTGAGCATCTGCATAGCTTAGGCAATCTTTGATAACGCTTAATAAATCAGGTGCTGATGCTATTAATCTGGCATTAGCTTCTGCCTCATAACCTGCACCATAAGCACAGCATATAGGGTCAATGCAGTGATCATTTCTTATTCCTATACTTATTTGATTAAAACATTCAGTTTTCCCTATTACTTCCC